CGGGAGTACGGATATATCAAGCCGATTGAGTTCGGCAACGAGGAGTTCAAGCCCCTCAAACCTGGTGAGTACCAGGAACTATGGTTTAACATAGTAAACAGCAAAATTAATTTGCGTATGTTCTTCAGGCAGGAGAACTATTTTACGAAGGATGCAAAAGACCTTCTGTATCGGGATGGCCCGATGAAATGTAGAGTTCCACTCTACCCAAAGGTGACCCAAATGGGCCGCCGGAACTGGTATGAACTTACCAAGGACACGATGAATGTGTCAGAAGATCCGCAAGATCTACTAGACCTACTTGAGTGGGTCAAAGCGGGGCACGTTGGCCTCCCGCCAGTAAGGACCGTAATTGAAGACGATCCTATCATCCTGAAAGAAATTTCAGGTCTCGGCCACGACGTGGCTGTTTGTATCGTCACAGACGATGTAGCCCTCTGTAGAAGGGCATACTACGATTCACGCAAGTGGATTGTTAGAGTACCAGTTCTATGGTACTATCTATCCGTTTACTACGGAGAGGGGGATAACCCCTGGGAAGCTGCTGTGAAGCAGAAGTGGCCCATGTACGAATGGGTAACAATCCAGGACACTGGATCGATTGAATCCTATGAAGAAGTGGGATTCCGTGATGGCCTGCCGATCGACAGGCCCTGTGAGAGGAGGTTCAACCTCTTTAGAAAATCCCATGAAGGGATTAAGCGCTTTCGCGAGAAAGCTGAAACGGCAGGCACTGTTGCCGCTGATTGGAAGCCGTTTGACTTCCCTAACGGGTGGCTATTTGCCCCCGGACATTTCCTCAAGAGGAAAAAGCACCCCTACCGGAGGGGTCTAGCATAACCATTTGGAATGCTTGAAAAGTCCCTGTGAGGGACGGTGCGGACGCACCAGGACCCGGAACTGGGTCAGTGATTTACACATAGCAGTGTAAATCATCTGTCCTGCACAGGACATGGTACTACGTACCTTCCTCATCTGAGGAATCATCAAGGACATTCTCCTTGAAAACTTGATGGAGTAAATCCTCCGTCATGCGTCTTCCAACTAAATGGAAGAGGTGGAGCACCACTTTGGTGCATGGATCTCCCATAAGGATCCCTCTGGTTGTGTAAAACCATTCAACTGGACAGCCTTTCCTATCCAGAGTCTCCACTTGTCGTGGAGCAGTCAGAGCGAAGACAATCGCTTCACGGTACCATTTAGGTACCCCCAATAGGTTTAGAAACCTGTTCAGGATTGCTCCTGAAACATAGCGGTCACCATAATCGGTGGCCTGCTCCCAATCAGTCGAATAAACGGCCGTTCTCACCTCTTCTTTGAAGAGGAAATATGCACTCGGATTCTTGTGCGATAATCGCTTGAAAACATTCCAAGCATGGTTTGCGGCTCCAATACCGCTTTCACTGGAGGGGAAAACCTCCAGAACTTTGAGTCCCAAATGACTCATTGGATGCAATAAGATTGCATGACTCAGGTGCGATATCGTGATCGTCCTGAACTTCCCCAGTTCTGCCACTAGGGATATTCGACAGGACATGCAGTTCCTGTCGTAAACACTACTCCGGTTCCGGAATAGTCCAATCGCCCAGTGAAATAGGCGTTCGCCCTGGTTATTAGGGCCTTCTTTCAGGATTACTCCTGTTGGTTCCCCCGTGTGGAGGGAAATCTCCGGAATTTCCGGATTGTGCTGAAGCACAAGTCTGGCGGCCTCGAGTTTGCCGCCCACATCAGTGGTGGTGAAGAACTCACCACTATCAGAAAGCGAAATCTTCGCTTCTTTCATGATGCCTTCGAAGAAAGCATCCCTTTTGTCCGTCGATCCAAGACGGACGAGAAAGTCACCGTACAGGTGATCAACAGCCCTTTTGAGGGGCGTAGCGATCAGGTTGTACCTGTCGCGATCTGACGGTTCCGTCAGGACTGCCTTTGTTTTGGCAAGGGTCTTGTTGTAGACCGATGGTGGAGGGACTCCACCTGCTCGCGTTTGAGTGAGCATCATACCTTGAAAGTATGAAAGAGGGGTTTTCCCCCTAATCATCGAACACATTGTTCGCATAGCCGAGAGTTCTCTCGGTACGACCACCTTTGCTGGTGACCCAATGGGGTTGAAAATCTCCCCTTTGAGGTCCTTACGGACCTTTTTGACCTTTTCAAAGGTCGTGACCCTGTCTGGGTCGGTGTCTCTGAAGTAATCAGAGATAAGATTCGCAATAAGCGAACGCTGGATTTGATCAATCCTTTTCCAATCTTGGAATTCTTCCTTTCCTGGGAAAGCAAGTACTGCCTGCATAAGCAGGCCATCTGCTGTTGCCAGCAGCGAACGCAGTCTCTGGACCGCTATAGACGAGACGCGACTCGTCTTCAAAGAACCAAAAGGTTCGGGCCCATCGGCAGATGAGCAACCGGCTAAAAGCCGGACCATCCTCCTCCCGAAGGAAGAGGTCTTGAGCTTCTGTTTCTTCAGAAGTTGTGGGAACCAGAATGTTCCCCGTTTGAGGACGCGTATAGCAGTCTTCACATTTGGGAGTCGTTCGAAGACGACTCTATTATCGAGACCAGTGATCTCGCGAGGGAGCCTACACTCCCAGATATTTTCTGCGTTGAAGCAGACTTTGAGCTCCGGACATTCAGTCCGGCCAAGTAGCGATGGCGCTACAAACTGTAGATTTACAGTAAATAAACTACGATGACGCTCGTAGTCAGCACAGGAGCACAAGTGCTCCCCTTTCCTCCCGTAACGGAGGATTGACGTTGATGGAAACGTCTTTAGCGACAAAACGTCGCGTCCGTGATCCCACGGCTCTTGTGTCGCAACAATGACACGCATATCGTAAGGTGCTTGTTGCATTTTATAAAACTCTCGTAAAAGAGAAAAGCCAGAGTGCTTTTTTTAAGCTGGAGAGCCTCGTTCTTACGAACGGTATGGACCTAAAAAGGTCTCACATACCAGTAGCAGCCCGTTTGGGCCATGCGCTAATGGTGGTTGGGAGTTTTCACTCCCTTTCCGCTCCGTAGAACGAAAAACTTGTGCACCTTTCTGGTGCTCTTTACTCAACCATCAAGGTTGGGTCTATGTGGGTCAGTCCCACACCAGGGCGCACGCCCTTTCAGAATCCTAAAGAGGGATTCA